GGCGCGGGTCTTTTCTGCCGCCTTCTTCCGCTTGTCCGTATTCCAGCTGTCCTTACGGGAATGATCCTTCCAGAAATGCTCCTCAACATGTTCATCCCGGAATACGAACAGTATCCGGTTATTCGGATGCACTTCCAGATGGTCCACTTCGTCCTCCGTGTGCTGGTTACCAAGAGCAGTGGCGATCAGCTCCAACAATATGGGCTCCGGGATCTGTTTGGAAGCACAATATGCTTTCCCCCTATAGTTGTATGTGCTGCAAATCCAGACAGGCGCAGCATACGCTGTGCCCCTGCGCATGATTTTTCGGCGATACCGCTTGCTGCAAATCCCGCAGATCATTGGAATGGTCATTGCCGGAGCAGACGATTTATCGGGTTTCCGGGAATCACATTCCTCTCCTCCATCGTCCCCGTTTATCGCAGGCGCAACCATGGCCGCGCGCCAGCGTATCTCCTTCTGCACCGCATCAAAGGTTGCACGGTCGATGATCGGCTCATGATCCTCGGCCACAGCATATTGCGGAAGCTCTCCTCGATTGGGGAGCTGTTTCTTCTCTATATGGTTATTGATATAATACTTTTGCAATAGCAGGTCTCCGGCGTACTTTTCATTCCTGAGCATGAGCAGGATGGTGCTTGCACTCCACAGTCCGCCATTGGGAGCCGGGGCGCCCGCTTCGATCAGCGCCTTCATGATTCGTTCGCAGCCCATTCCTTCCAGATACATGCGGAAGATGCGCCGAATGATCTCTGCCTCCTCGGGTATGATGGTGAATACGCCATTCTTTACTTTGTATCCATACATGCACAGCCCGGTAGGAATGCCCTGTTCAAACTTCTTCCGGATGCGCCACTTGCAGTTTTCCGATACGCTTCGACTTTCCTCCTGCGCAAAAGAAGCGAGGACGGTCAGCATCAGCTCACCCTCCCCGCTCATCGTATCGATATTCTGTTCTTCGAAGTACACGCTCACGCCCAGCCGCTTCAGTTCATGCACCGTCTTGAGCAGCATGACCGTGTTTCTGGCAAAGCGCGAAATGGATTTGCACAGAATCCGGTCAATCTTCCCCGCCCGGCAGTCCTGCAGCATGCGCTGGAACTCTGGGCGGCCTTCGAGCGTTCCGCTCAATCCTTCGTCGGCATATACCCCGGCATATTCATATTCCGGGTTTCTCTGGATCATCTCGCTGTAATAGTTGATCTGTGCCGCCAGCGAATGCAGCATCGCGCCCTTTTCGGTGGATACGCGCGCGTATGCCGCTACACGCATGCGCTTTTTCATGGGCAGGGTTGGCTCGACACGGCTGATTCTCGGTTTTCTCTCTGACATGATCACCCTTCCTTTCCAACATGGGCTTTATCCCTTTGTCAGTGTGGCATATTACCTCTGGCGGAGCAGAAAAGCAAGCGGGTTCAGCCGAATTTAGCTCATATTCCATGGAATTTCTTCATCTATATTTACTGTGCTTGCTGAGCCCCATTCCCATGGTTGCCTCCGAACCGCATATAGATATAGCAGGCATGACTGCAATACCTCTGCCCGCGGTCTGTCATGAACGCCCGGCCACAGGCAGCGCATTTCGCACTCTTGGCCGTTTTGCTCATGTATCGATGCTCATGCCACCAACGCAGGCGACAAGCATCCGAGCAGAACTGCTTCTTCTTTCTACCCGGCGTGTGTTCCAGCGCGCAGCCACATCGCTTGCACACATCGTTTGCCAAGGCTTCTGTTACGTCGGCTCGTTTCAAGCCGTTGCGCTGGCAATAGGATTTGACGGTATTCACCGACATGTCCAGCTTCCGTGCAATCTCTGAATATCCCAAGCCCTGCTTAATCTGCTGGGCGATGAGCATTTTCTCTCCGTTCGTCATATGACCTCCTCTGTCATTCTTATGGATCGTAGGGGGAAACCTCCTCAGATGATCTTCAGTCCCCAGATAGCCTGTCTGTCCTCCAACACGCAGTTCATATAGCCGGTCATGGTGCACAGCAGCCTGTCAGAACTCCCGTTGCAGGACTCCCGCTGCATCTCATCTCGCCCGCAGTCCTTAATGCTAACTTTGCTGAAATCCCCGAAAAGTATGGGGACGCTGCCCTTCCGTATGAATGGCATGGCATTGCACAGCATAACCGGCTTGTCCATAAGCAGCAGGAAGCCGTCTCTTCTGCTGGTTATCCAGTCGTGCGCATCAGCACCAAGCGCACATCGCAGGTTGTTCATCGTGACAGTATTCATCAGAAACACAGCATTCTGTCGATACACCTCGGGCACACTGGTGTACAAAGCAGTGATCGTCTGCCCAGTGATCTTGCTGGCAGCACACACATTGACCTCCCGGAGCAGTCCTCCATAACCGCCGCCATGCTTGCCGCGGAGCAGGATGTACTCGCTGGTACGCAGCAGTTGCTTCTCCATTTGTTGTGCATTGTCCGAGGTATTTTTCAGATACGCCATTGTCGTAATGCGCACTGTCCCATCATTGCGAGTTCCGGACCCGACCGGGCAGAGATCATAAAGCGATATCCATTTCTTCATTGATATTTATCCCTGGATAGCCGCCAGCCGCTGAGCCTCCATAGTCCTTGGAAGCACAGCGGCTGGCGGGTTCTGGTTACTGCACCTTCAATCCGGCGATTGCGCCCTTGTCCAGCAGCACCGCATCCACGCGCTGGCTGACCACGTATCCCACCTGACCCTGATGGGCATACATCTCATTCAGGCGCTTGATGCTCCTGTGAACACGGTCTCCGATCAGGAAATGACTGAAATCGCCGTACAGGATGGGCATCCTGCCACTCTCCACCTTAGGCATCGACGGACAGGTGATGACCGGCACGCCCAGCAGCTTTGTGGGCTCACCGTTTTGCATGTTGCCCTGCCAGACATTCACCATGCCGAGCGTGCGATACTTGCTCAGTTCGGATACGGCATCGCTGCTCATCAGGAACACGGCATTCTTGCGGTAGCGGGAGCCAACGGCATGCTGAAGTTCCACCATGTCCTCCATGGTGATGCGTCCAGCGTTTCCGCTGTCCACCACACGATCAAGCTGGCGCATCAGCCCCAGCGGTTTTCCGTTGCCGTCTCCGTCAAGAAATGCCTCCTCTTCTGCCATGCCGAGGCGCAGCGCAAACTCCTTTGCGATATACTCCTCCACATCGAATACGCTGTCCTCCAGCAGTTCATCCGTCACGCGCATCAGGGTAGCCAGCTTGTATGCACCCAAATTGATTTCATCGAACTCGCTGCTCGTCTCAGGGATCACACCCTCCTCAGGCACCCAGTAAGCATGTCCAGCGCCCACAGCGCGGGGAATCTTCAGATTGCGGTAGGTCTGCCGGACAGTGGCAAGTCTGCGCAGCACATTCTTTTCAGCGAGCGCATCGATGATCTTCTTTTCAAATTCGTCGGGCACCAGAAATCCGCCAGCCCCGTCTGTGCCTTCACGCAGGGTGTTGCACCGGGCTCCAAAACGCAGGAATCCATCATACGCCTTCTGATAGATCGGATTCCCCAACACAGGCGTCTCCTTGGATGGAATCCTTCCGTTCTTCAGCTGATCCAGCCTCAGGTGCGCGTCCGTTACCGTCATGGCTTTACTCATAATCCCGTTCCTCCTTCTTGCTGTAGCGGGTCACAATATCATCAAGCAGCTGCTTGATCTGCTCATAGTCCTGCGGGAGATGCGGATACCGCTCAACAATAAACGGCCATCCGGCACTCTTATTCCACACATAGATGCTGACCGGCTGGTTCTTCGTGTGGCAGCCGGAAATCTCAATGTCGTAATCGCCGAGGTCTCGGTAGATCACATTCTCACCGTCGATCCGGTTCTTGCCATACTCCTTGCCCAGATAGGCAAGCAGCAGCTTTTGTCGCGGTGACAGTCTTGTACTTGTTGGGAATCTCACGTTGTTTTCCTTTCATTACTCTGTAAGTCCTTCTGCAAAGCTCCGAACTCGACCGCAAAGCAATGGGACTTACATCACTTCGTCGGTGATGCAACCGGCATCATGCCGGTTTAGTTCAGAAAATCTTCCTCCGGTGAGGCAGAGCAGTAGGTCACGCCTCGAGAGTAGTTGGCCGCTGCTTCCGGGTTGAGGGTATAGTCCCGGTAGACCATTCCCTCCCTATGGCGAACCGTCAGTTCCTTGGATGTCACTCCCAGATGAGCGGCCAGCTCATCCTTGAATTCCCGGGCAGACTTGGCATAGCCCCGGTTGTTGTCCCGGCACCAGCATTGATAGGCAGAGTACACCTTCATAGCCGTGCAGCTCCGGTACTTCTCTCCCTCGGGGATGGGCATCATGCAATCCTCAAAGAAGGTAACGACGGTGCTGTTCCTATTCCGGTAGAGCACTCGGTCCGCCCTGACGGATTCCGGCTCGATGAATCGATAGCCGTTGTCGATCACATTCTTCAGTGCCATCACCATACGGTACACGATCCCCTCGCGCTCAAGCAGCAGCTTGTCCAGCAGATGCTTATCCTGCTGCTCCGCCGGAATGCTGTTCAGGCATGGAATCTGCATGATGCGTTCATATACCCATTGGCCATCGTCGCCGCCAAATCTGGGCAAGCGGTTCATACAGAACCACATCATGCCTCCAAAGGTATACTCAAAGCTGTTCTGGCCCTTGAATTCTGCGAAAATGCTGTCGCCGCCGGTGCACTTCTTGAAGGTCTTCAGTTCAGCCACTGTCATGAAGCTCATGTCCGAGCTGCCGACAAGGCGTTTTCCATAGATGCTGCCGGTACCGAACCGGGCTTCGATTTCCGCGAGATCGATGCCGATGAAGTTGCCCTTGCCTAGCAGATGCTCCACGAGCGATTTGAGGATGGATTTGCCCGTATCGCCCGGGCCATACATGAACAGCGCCTTCTTCATGCGCCAGCCTTTGACGTTGGACAGGCACACGCCACCGAATTCTTCCAGCAACTGCCAGTGTTCGCTGTCGCCCCGGGTGAGTGTCTGCATGTAGCGATCATAGACCGGAGTCTCACCGGGAGAAGTCGGCCAGTCGCACGGGATCTGAATTGTTGAGAGCAATTCCGGTGTATGCGGCAGAAGCATCATATCCGACAGTCGCAGCAAGCCATTCTGAAAATTGATGATATTCTCATCACTGTTCAGTTCTTCATCGTCAACAAAGACGTTGTCCGTCAGCAGCAGGTCATACACCTCATTCAGATCACGGGTCTTCACCAGATGCTCGTCATAATCGGTGATGAACTTCTTGATGACGCCCAGCATCATCGTGCGGGACATGAGCCGGTATGCGCCATTCCGGTACACATAGCAGCGCGCACTGTTCATGGCGTGATCCTGCACAAAGAAGTAGCGCAGCTTCTCCCGGATGAACTGAGCAAGCCGCGTCGAACTGATGCTCTCCGCGCCTGATTTGGAATGCTGCATCACAAAGAAAGGCTTTACCTGCGTGGAATGATGGTACACACCGCGCCGCGCAGCAATACCGCATTGGATGGTACTGGCACGATAGTCAGCACGCTCCCATTTGTCATTCCGATACAATGCAGACCTCCGGAAGATGGCGTCGATCAGCGCCGGATTTGGGCCAGCCCGGAAGGCGATGATCGCACACAGTGCAGCATCCGCTTCGGACTGACTCGCATAGCCGGTGATGTCCCCTTCATCAAACAGACGGACAAACTTCGGCGCATTCCTGTCCCAGCGCAGCGCTTCGATGATCTCTCCGATGCGGGGATCGTCCTCATCGACCGCTTCGTCAATAATCTCCTCCTGCACAGGCTGAGGCTCCTTTTCACGGCGCATATCCTTTTCCAGCAGCTCCAGCAGCGCATCCGTGCAGTCTGCTAGAGGCAGATCCTGTATGGGCTCATCCGTAAACGCTGCAAACCTGTTTGTCAAACTGCCGATATACACCTCCATGCCGTTGTGCGGATTCTTGGTATAGTACCGCTTGTCCAGCTTGCCATTCAGGACTGGAATCCTGCTCAGATCGCACATTCCGAAGAAGTGCACACCGTTTCCACTATATGAGCGCTCCGCGTAGGACGGAAACCTCCTCAGAAGCTCTTGAACCACAGGGTCATTTGGATCAATGTGATCCTTATCAATGAAGAACATGCCTTCAGGGATAACGAAGCCCACGCCTGTATACCCGTTCCGCTTCATGGCTTCTACCGCTTCTTCATAGGTCACCCAGGTATGCGCATACTTTTCATCTGTACCGGTTGCGCCGCCGTTGGCAGCACAGGGAACCTTGGTCATGCGCCCCTTTACAGGAGTGGCATTCCAGCACACCCACCTGCGGAGCTGCTTGATCCTCTCCATTCTCTTCACCTCACTTTCATAAAATGACAGGAATCAAAAACGACGCACACTCCGCACGTCGTCACTTTATTTCCCTTTTCATTCTCATTTGATTTGCACACTCTTCTCTGCTCGTTCTATATTCTTCAGGGCCAGATAGGGTGTCGGGTCCAGATAACCGCAGTTGTTGCGCACAGTCAGCTTCTCTTCTCCCTTCCCCTTCTTCGCATTCGCGCGGGTAATCGCTCTCGATTTGTGCATAGGTAGACTTCTCCCTTCCTTTGCCCCGGAAAGACTCGCACATCAGGGCCGGTATTCCTTGCTGTCCAGGCTAGCGGAAAAATCCTTTTCACCCAGCCTGCTCAGCTGCTGGCAAAGCGTATCATAATTGATGAACGCCTTTCTGCCGACGTATACAGCGGTGATCATGCCGCTTTTCAGCATGGATCGCAGCGCGTGTTCTGGCAGGATGCCTGTTTTCGCCACCTGGCGAACCGTCATCAGATTTGGTTTTGGGTGATTCATCGCGTATTCTCCTTTCCTGTGAGCTTCATAAGAGTATTCTATCACATATTGTGACCCATTTCAAGCCATTATCTCACTTCCTGAGAGATTTATTTCCTAAATCAACGATAATAAGCTTGACGATAGTCACGATTCGTGATAACATGATCACGAGGTGAGAGAAATGCTGGCAGAACGACTGAAACAGCTCAGAGCAGAAAAAGGAATGACCCAAGTACAGTTGGCACAGGTGCTGGACGTTTCCAAGGGGACCATCGCAATGTGGGAAACGAGCAAGAGAAAACCCAGCTTTGAAATTCTCAGCAAACTATCCGACATTTTTGACCGTCGCATGGATTATATTCTCGGCTATTCTGATGACGCTTCATCTCCCCACCCCCCGGAGGAAGAACTGGATCAACTGGGTTGCTGGGCTGCCGAGGACAGTATGCATGAAACAATCATGCAGTATCTTCGATTGGACGAATATGGAAAACAAGCCGTCGAGGCGATCATCCTCGCAGAATTTGACCGGTGCAAAGCGCAGGAAAGCCTGTTTCCTGCCAGCAACTTCAAGCTTAATCTTCGCATCAGAAAATAACAACCGAAGCACATGAGATCAGTCCACGCCGGGCTGACCTCTTTTTTTGCTCAAACTACACCTGAACCTACTGCCGCCTTTTCAGACCTGTTCAAAGATCAATAATGTTGCACAGCGCATACGAGCCGCTGTTTGAGTTGTTCCAAATGATCACCCTTCTTTCTCCATCCCGGGGAATCCCCTGTTTCCGGACTGAATCGTGCTGTGAGCACAGGGTGTAGTTGATGTAGGTTTTCGCGTATTCTCTACATATTTTCTTTTATCTACCTATGGTATTATCTGTTTTCTATTTTTCCTTTAGAAGTATATAGTAACTACACTTCCTACACCACGCTTCAAAAAAGTCTTGTTCTGTCAGTCTTTTTGCTGAGCAGACCCCTGTGCATATATACACACGACAAGCACCTTTTGCTACACCGAGTGTAGCTTTTGTTGACGGCTTTGGAGCAAAAGCTGGCTGTCTCATGCGATTATCACGCTGTGCATCCCCTTTTGCCGCCCAATTCCGGTGTAGAAACCTCTATTTTGGTGTAGTTACATCGGTCATTCTTGCTGTTTCCTACACCTGAATTTCAATGAAATCCTTCCTTTACACTCTCCTTCCGTCATGAACTCAAAGGTGCTACGTGATCTCATGTACCTGGCCGACCGACCACGCCGCCGGAAGTGGCGCCTTCCGTTACCGCCTGCGCTCTGGTTGCTGCCCCGGTACGTCCCCGTTATTCAGTTTTCAAGCATTTCAGAGAGGACAGCAAGCTGTGCAAAATACCCCTCTATTTCCTTTTGGAGAGATAGGCATCGCCTTGAACGAAAAATAACTGAATTTTTCAAAAAATTCTGAGTATCCGTTTTGTGGCTCCATTCGCAGGTTGACCACTTCAAGTACTCAGTCTTCTTTTGTTTTTGGGGCCAAAACCCCGGGGCTTGAATTTTGCGGAAATTTACGCGAGAGGGGGCCGCGGTCTCCAGCGCCCCACTTTTAGGGATTTGATCCCCCCTTGGGGGCACAGCCCCTTCGGACCGGGCCGCGGCGGCACAGCGCCGTTCTGGGCCGGGCGGTCGCCGGGGCACACGGGGCTGTGCCGGGGGCGGCGGGCGCGGGGCGCGGCGGGCTGGGGCGAGCGGTGGCCGGGGGCACACGCGGGGCCGGGGCGGCGGCGCGGGCGGGGCCGGGCGCGGGCGCGCGCGGGCGGGGCGAGGCCGG